TTAGATAAAGAGTCTATTGACCCGAATCGAAACACATCACCACGCGAGGCGATTGCTGCTAGGAGAGCAAGTGACCCCGCATACGACTCTGCTTGGAGAAGATCATGAGAATGTTGTTTTGGGCTAGAATTATCGTTATTATTGATTGTGCTGAATGGATTGTTAGAATTTGTTAGGAGACAAATGTGATGGCTGATTTTTTAGGAACAACGTGGTGGTCGGTTATGTGCTGTGGTGCTGGGTTTGTTGCGGGTGTGTGGTCTTGTAGAACATGGCTTACACGGTTCTTTAATGATTGATGGCTGTTGAGGCTATACAGATTGACTATCGGATGGCAAAAATACCACCGCCAACAGAATCGTTGTTGGAGTCATGTGCCTTGGTTGCATTCAGGACAATGAAGGATCGTGTTGAACTCCACACAGACTCAGAATCTGCTGAGTGGAATGAATTGCACGAATGGCTAAAGAGCGCATGGATTGAGTCTGCCAAGAACGTGTATGGCGTAATTGCCATGCAAGGCGGTGCATCGATTAAAAAACTTGATGATGTCAATATGAAAAAGAAACTGGACGAGAACGAGAACGAGAATAAGGAATGAGAACCTTTTGTACACATGCTGGCTGTAACCACCTCGCGGTTGATGGAAGCCGCAAATGTGAATCTCATGGTGCGAAGAAAAAGGTTGTTGGAGAAGAGCCACGTAGACACCTATCCGCGCATAAGCGTGGATATGGTGTTGCGTGGAGGCGGTTGCGAAAGATGGTTCTTGCTGAAGAGCCGTTTTGCATGGTTTGTAAGAATAATCCATCTGAGGAAGTAGATCACATAATCCCGAAATGTGATGACGGTGGAAACGACAGAGAGAACCTTCAGGGTATCTGCCGAGAGTGTCATCAAAAGAAAACGATTCGAGATGCAGGAAACGAAGAAAGAAATCACGATAACATTCGTATTGTGAATGGGCCACCCTATGCAGGAAAAAGAGCGTATGTCTATTCTCAGATACGCCGTAATGATATTGTCTTTGATTGGGATAAGGTTATGGCTGCTGTGATACCTGTTGATCCAAAGGACATTACGCTTGGCATGTCTATTAGAGAGGTTGTTGTGAAACACTCTAAGAGAATCAGTGAGAAAAGGAAGGCATTTATAATTCTGACTGACTATGCAGGAGCGAATGACCTTGCAGAAGAAACTGGCGGGAAGTTAATTATTATTGACAATGGCCAAGATGCTGCACTTCAAGAGGCAGAAAAAGAAAACAATAGAAAGCTGGAAACAGTAATCAACGCTTGGTACGCAAACAAGGCTGCCTACATCAAGCGTTATGGCAAGAATAAAGAACAGATTGAAATCGGAGAAATTATCTATGGGTAAACGTGGTCCAAAACCAAAGCCAAAGCAAATGCTGAAACTCTCTGGTTCAACATGGGTTAATGAAACTAGATCGGGCAGGGCTGATGAGGTTGAGGTAGATCCGGGTGAACCGAAGATGCCGACATGGGTCAGTGGACGGAGAGCCAAATATCAGTGGAGAAGGCTAGTTAAAGAGTTGCTAGAGATTGGTGTTATCTCATCAGTTGATGGAGAAGCACTGGCTCGGCTATGTATGACTTATGTTAGGTATGTTGATGCACTAGAGGTGCTTGCAAAAGAGGGTGATGTATTCATTAACTCAAAAGGCGATCCAATTAGATCTCCTTACTCCAGAATTGTGGAGGCGTTAAACAAAGACTTAATCAAGCTAGAGACAGAATTTGGCTTAACGCCATCATCTAGGGTGCGTGTTCCTGTAACTGAACGAAAAAAGAAAGATGCGAACAAAGCATTGAAGGAATCCTACTTTGCCAACTAGCCTAAAACTAGAAGCATTGCCCGGCGGATACGATCCTGCTGCAACGGCAGAGGAGGGGCATTGGTTCGATGAGGATGAGGCAATTCGCGCTATCGACTTCTTTCCTAGATTTCTTCGTCATGGCAAAGGGAAATTTAATGGCAAGCCATTCGAGCTTGAGGATTGGCAAAAGTCTATTGTTGGGAACTTGTTTGGGTGGAAGAGGCGTGACGGATCTAGGCGGTACAGAACTTCCTATATGGAGATTCCGCGCAAGAATGGGAAGTCTCACCTTGCTGCTGGATTAGCATTATATCTTTTGACCGCAGATGGTGAGGCAGGGGCTGAAGTTTATGGTGCTGCTTCTGACCGAGATCAGGCTGGCATTGTGTTCCAAGTGGCAAAGGGCTTTGTACAAAGTGATGACATCCTAGACAAGAGGTGTACCCTATATCGCAACTCCATCATGGTTGACTCTACAAAGAGTACATATCGCTGTATAGCCGCAGACGCACATTCAGCACATGGCTTTAATGCTCATGGAATTATCTTCGATGAATTGCACACCCAAAAGAATAGAGATCTTTGGGACACTTTGGTCACTTCAACTGGAGCCAGACGGCAACCACTCGTAATCGGCATTACTACGGCTGGGTACGATCAAACAACAATTTGTTATGAGGTGCATAAGTACGCTGAACAAGTGCGGGATGGAATTATTGAAGATCCAGCATTCTTGCCAGTAATATTCGCCGCAGGAGTAGATGACGATTGGGAAGATCCTGAAACATGGAAAAAAGCAAATCCTAACCTTGGTATTAGTATCGGCACAGAATTTTTAGAACGCGAATGCAAAAGGGCAAAAGACGTTCCCGGTTTTAGAAACTCTTTCTTGAGACTATACCTAAACAGGTGGACTGAGCAAGCTGACCGTTGGATTTCTATGGAACGGTGGGACTCTTGTACAAGGGACGGAGATCTTGATATTGAATTAGCAGAAGGGTTGCCGTGTTGGATTGGTATTGACCTTTCAGAAAGACACGACCTCACTGCCGTAGTTTTAGTGGTGCGAATGGAAGATGATAGGTATGCAATCGTCACCAATACATTCTTGCCACACGAACGACTGTTTTTACGCGCTAGGGAAGATCGTGTGCCATACGACGTGTGGCATGACGATGGTGATATGTTGACAACACCGGGAGAGACAATTGACCATGAAACCATCGTCCAAGCTGTTTTGGATGCGTGTACCAGATTTTCTGTTCAACAAGTTGCGATTGACCCGTGGAATGCAAAACTCGTGGCGAAGAGACTTGAGGACGAAGGCGTACCTGTGGCGGCAGTGCCACAGGCGTTCAGGACGATGACTGAGCCGAGTCACTATCTTGAAGCGTTGGTTACGGAAGGAAGGTTGTGCCACTTCGACCATCCTGTATTGCGGTGGTGTGCATCAAACGTGGCAATAGAAACAGATAATAATCAAAACATTCGACCAAGCAAGAAACACTCCCTGCAACGTATCGACCCGATAGTTGCATTGGTGATGGCTCTGGGTAGGGCAATGCTTGACGATGATGGACGTGGTGAAGATGGAAGAAGTATTTACAACGATGAGGATCGTGGATTGACAATTTTATGAGTGAAATAGAAAAAACAAACGAAGTAGAAGAAAGAGCAGGATTAGGCAACCCACCCCAATGGCTACAAGAAGCATTGATTGGTGCGCCAACATCGTCAGGGGTTACTGTTACGCCAGACTCTGCACTATCTATAACCGCAGTTTATGCTGCTGTAAGAGTTATCGCAGAAACACTAGCTGCATTGCCACTAAAGGTATATAAAGATAATGCTGATGGGTCGCGGCAGGAATTCAGAGAGAACACCCTTTGGCGGTTGCTGCATGACGAACCAAACTCGGAGATGTCATCGTATACCTTCAGGGAGGTTATGACCGGGAATGCACTAACGCACGGTAACGGTTATGCTGAAATCGTCCGAGATGGTGCTGGCAGACCCGCAGAGTTATGGCCCCTGTTGCCCGATAACATGGATATACAAGTTGATGGCGGCGAACTGTTCTATGTATACGACCAAAGGGTGGTGCTGAAACCTTCTCAGATATTACATATTAAGAGTTACTCATCAGATGGCATAATTGGCAAGTCACCCATTCGTCTAGCTCGTGAAGCATTGGGACTAACTGTTGCCGCAGAAAAGATGGGCGGAGACAGATTTTCAAATGCTGCACATCCCGGAGGCGTTCTTGAACATCCCGGCAAACTGTCTGAAGATGGCGTGAAGAACCTTCGTGAAAGTTGGGAGAAACTACACCGTGGTGCTGGAAATTCTAGCCGTGTTGCCATTCTTGAAGAGGGTATGAAATTCCACAATATCTCTATACCATCTGATGATGCACAGTGGCTTGAAACTAGACGGTTCCAAGTGGCTGAAATTGCTCGTTTATACAGAGTGCCACCCCATACTCTTGGCGATCTTCAGTATGCCACATTCAGCAATATTGAGGCACAGCAATTAAGTTTCTATCGTGATACCTTATTGCCTTGGTTAGCACGTTGGGAACAAGAGATCAAGCGCAAGCTCGTAATGGCTGATTCCGTATTCGCTGAACATAATGTTGATGGGCTGTTGCGAGGTGACACTGAGGCTAGATTTAGCGCATATAAAATTGCTAGGGATTCCGGCATTTTGAGTGTTAACGAGATCCGACACAAAGAGAACCTAAATCCTGTCGAGGGCGGCGATATATATCTACAACCATTAAACATGACAGATATAACAAATGAACAACCCAACGAACCAGAGCAAGAGAGTGATGAAGATCGAAGTATTCACCCCTCTATTTTGGGCTGGCTGAAGGAGGCTTGTAATAGGGCTATGGCTATCGAAGCAAATGCTGGTCGAAGGTTTGCAACAAAACATCTTGAGAAACGAGTTAATCCACAAAAACTCGTTGATGAAATGACTGTCGCATCAAAAAGGTTGCCAGATCGTTTGGTGGAGATAACAGAGCCTATTATTGAAGCCGTAGGATTTGATGTCGATCTTCTCAGGTCTGCGGTAAGGGTGGAAGCATCCGAAGTCGCAGATGAGTCTCTGAAGGGGCTTGCGAGGATTTTGCGGGATAATGAAAGTGATGCTTTGGTGGCATCAGCAGAACTAAAGAATTGGTATGACGAAACAACGGCAGATGCTGCCAATGGACTAGCCGAGTCGATCTATGGCTCATGGAGTAAAAAATGAACAATAAAGAAACTAGAACAGTAAAAGAGATTCGTGTTGAGGGTGCTGCCAGTGGTAAGCCTAAGATTAGTGGATATGCAGCCGTGTTCAATTCAAGAAGCGAGGACTTGGGCGGCTTTGTCGAAGTCATCAAGCCCGGTGCTTTTACAAGGACACTGACCGATGGAGCCGATGTTCGTGCCTTAGTTGGACATGATTCAAATCAAGTCATTGGGCGGAATAAGGCTGGAACGCTAGATATATTTGAGGATGAACACGGATTGAGAGTCGAGATAGATCCACCCGATACAAGTGTTGGACGAGATATTGTCGAATCTGTACGCCGAGGTGACATCGACTCAATGTCTTTTGGGTTTATTGTTGAGACTGATTCTTGGAACACAGAGGATGGTCAGGAGGTCAGGACATTAGAAGATGTGGAACTCCTTGAGGTTTCAGTAGTTGCGTGGCCAGCGTATCAGGATACAGAGGTTGCTGTTAGGTCTATGGAACTGTCTAAAAAGGAAGTTGTCGTTGAGCCAGAGAAGAATGACGATGCAGAGATAAGACTACGCCTCCGAATAGCAGAGATAATTTTTGATAAAAATGTGCTGAAATATTAGACACACTCTGTATAAAGAGGTGAGGAATTATGTGAGCCTTATGGCTCGGAGGCCGTTGCCTGTCCATCGCGTATTCTGACATATTAGATTCCTTTCTGCCGATGCAGTCCGATCTACTGGTTTTTTGTAAACAAAACATAGTCGTGGCTGCATTGTGTATGCTTACGGCGTATTTTAGGAATGAGTAATATGAAAACTCAAGAAATGGTTGAAAAAAGAGCGGCTCTGATCGCAGACGCGCGCTCCATCATTGACGCTGCGGACGCAGAAGGTCGTGAATTAAATTCTGAACAACGTGAAAAAGTTGATGTAATGCTAAATGACTCTGATCTTATGCAATCAGACATTGAACAACGTCAACGCCTTGACTCACATAACGAGAAACTTGCAAAGGTTGAAGATCGCAAAACCGAATTGGCAATTGACAAAGGTGATGATGAGGATCGGGAAACTAATCCACTTGCAACACGAGAATATCGTGAAGCATTTACATCGTATCTACGCCGTGGTCAAAACGGTTTAACTTCTAACGAAGTCCGTGCTTTGCAAGAAGGAACAGATTCTGAAGGTGGCTATGCTACTGAAACAACTGTTCAACGTATGATTATCGAAACGCTTGACAATGAAAGTCAAATGCGTAAACTTGCTACTGTGATTGCAACCGAATCAGATCGCAACATCCCAGTTGAATCATCTGCAACAGTTGCTGTTTGGGCAGCAGAAGAAGCGACAATAGGCGGCACAGACCCAGTTTTTGCTCAAGCATCACTCGGTGCTTATAAGGCTGCTGTTATTGTTAAGATCTCTAACGAGTTGCTTTTTGACTCAGTATTCGATATGTCATCCTACCTAGGACGAAACATCGGTCGTGGTCTTGCGAATCTTGAAGAAACTGCGTTTGTTAATGGTACAGGTTCGGCTCAACCATCTGGCGTTACCGATGGATCTGCTGTGGGTACAACTGCCGCAGCGGTTGCTGCTGTAACTGCTGATGAACTTATTGACCACTTCTACGGTCTTGGTCAAGGTTATCGCAAAAACGCAACATGGATGTTCAACTCAACAGTCGCTGGTGCAATCCGTAAACTTAAAGACGGTGACGGCACTTATATTTGGCAACCAGCACTTGCATTGGGTTCGCCTGATACACTTCTTGGCCGCCCAGTTGCGATTTCTGAAGATTGCGAAGCAATGACAACTGGTCTTAAACCAATCCTCTTTGGTGATATGAGTTACTACTGGATTGCTGATCGTGGTTCAGTTGTTCTGCAACGCTTGAATGAACTCTACTCAGAAAACGACCAAGTAGGCTTTAAGGCTACTCGCCGTACTGATGGTGTTTTGACAGCTTCAGCCGCAGTCCATCACTTGTTAATGGCGTAAACTGTTAACGGTATAAAACCTTGGCTATTTAGGGTAGCCTGAGACATAGTAGTTTTAGGCTACCCCCCAAGCCAGTTTGGAGATAATATGGAATATGAAGTAATTAAATGTGGACAAGGTAAAGACGGTAGATCGTTTCACCCTGTTGGCAAAGTTGTAGAACTAGACGAAGGTTACGCGAAACATTTGGTTGGTCGTGGAATCTTAAAGAAATCATCTGGCGCAAGCAAGGTTGTTAGAAAAACTAAAGTATCCAAAAAAGAAACCGCAAACGCTAAAACTCCCGCAATGGAAACCCCAGAAGAATGAGTGTAGTAGTATCAAGCGATCCCGCAACAAATCCCGTGACGGTTACGGAAGCAAAGTCGCACATGCGCGTAGACACATCAGATGATGACACCTTAATTGGTGGTCTTATCACTGGTGCTACTCTATACGCACAGACATACACTGGCAGAGCATTTGTCACACAAACATTAGAGCTGCGGATTGACGAGTTTCCAACAACAGAGATACGGCTTCCGAAATCGCCGTCGCAGAGTGTTACCAGCATTCAATATGTTGACACGAACGGCGCAACGCAAACATGGTCATCAGGCGAGTATGTTGTGGATGCAAACAGTAAGCCAGCGAGAGTACGACCAGACGTAGACGAAGATTGGCCAAGCGTTCGCAGTCAAATGGATGCAGTAACTGTAACTTTTGTTGCTGGTTATGGCGCGGCGAGTGACGTACCCGAAGGCATTAAGTTGGCGATCAAACACTTGGTTGCACACTGGTATGAAAACAGGGAAGGCTCAACCGTTGACATGAAGGTACACCTAGTACCTCTTGCAATAGATGCACTGTTGACACAATATCGGATACCAGATTTAGGATGAGTGTACGAGCAGGAAGATTACGGCATCGTGTATCCATCCAAAGCCAAAGTGCCACGCTAGATGGATATGGCGAGGCAACAGGTAGTTGGGCAACTGACAACACTGTGTGGGCTGCTATCGAACCAGTTAATGGTTCAGAGCGAGACATTGGCGAAGGTAGGGCTGGCGTGGTATCTCACAGGGTTGTGATGCGGTATTTATCCAGTGTGTCTCCCAAGAAACGGCTACTTTTTGGCTCAAGAGTATTGAATATAGATTCTGTCCTTAACGTAGATGAAAGAGATGAAAGAATGTCACTCTTTTGTGTAGAGGAGGTAACAGAGTAATGGCACAAGATGTAATCAACATTACTCTTACTGGCGATAAAAAGTTGGACAAAATTTTCCTCGAACTCGACAAGAAGATTAGAAAGAATGCTGTAAGAAAGGGTGTGCGAAGAGCGAATAAAGTATTTAGGGAGCAGGGCAAAAGAAACGCGCCAAAGGGAACTGGTAGGCTAAAGAAGTCTATTAAAAGCAAGGTGTCAACCAAGTTTGATATAGTTAGGGGGGTAACAGGTGTGGACGCTGGCCCTGGGGCAAAGAACGATGCGTGGTACGCAAACTTTGTTGAGTATGGCACTAAATCTCGTTCCACTACACATAAGATTTTTAACATTTGGAGTACAGCAAATGTTAGATGGCTTAGATCCGACAAAAGAAATAAAGTAGCCCCAACAGATCTAAAAAGTTTCCCAAGGACAATGTTTATGACAAGAACATTTGACCAAAATTGGCGCAAGGCTGTCAAGAAACTTCAAAAAGAAATTACACTCGAAGTATTTAAGGCTAGGGGTGCATCATCGGTAGTGCTTGAGGTGTTCCAGTGACCGCTATTGAAAAAGCATTAAGAAGCGTGTTAATTGCGGATTCAGATGTGACTGCTTTGGTTAGCAGCCGCATATACCCTGAACACAGGCAACAAGGCAACGATTTTCCCGCAATTGTATACGAACTTGTTAATACTGATCCCCAGAACAGTGCGGGTGGACACACAAGTTTAACAAGGGCGTTTATGTCGTATGATTGTATTGCGACATCTTATGGCGCAGCAAAAACATTAGCGGAAAAAGTGCGTCAGGCACTCATGGACTATTCGGGGACAAGCGAAGGGGTGGTAGTAAGTAGTTGTCAGCATGAAGGTGACAACGCTTTAGTAGAAGATTCACAGGTTGCGGAAGATCGGGGCGTTTCCCGAATTATTAGTAACTACACGGTTTGGTACACAAGTTAGGATTTAGGAGAATTCAGATATGGCAGCAATTACAGGTAATGGAGCAAAGTTTTATTGGAATGATATTGGTGGCACATCACCAGCAAATGTAGAAATCGGGCAGATAATGTCATTGTCTGGGCCGAGCATTTCTGTTGCGACAATAGAAACAACGGATCTGGCAGATACTGCAAAGACATTTATTGCAGGAATGTATGATGGTGGAGAGGTTACATTCGATGTTGCTTATGATCCAGACACCGCATCTGATCCAGATTCAGGGCATCACTTTATGACAACAGATATGCTCGCTGGCACTGAGGGATATTGGAAAGTGGAATGGTCAGATGGCAACTATATTCATGCAAAAGGATTCATTACATCATTTTCCCCAACAGCAGCAATTGACGATAAAGTCACTGCAAGTTTTACAGTCAAAGTAAGTGGTGGCGTGACTTTCGTGGTAGCATAATAATATGTTAGACAAAAAATCCATTTTACAATGTGATGACCTCCCCAAAGAACTCGTCTCCGTCCCTGAATGGGGCGGGGATGTGTTCGTAAGGACGTTATCTGGGCAAGAACGAGACATGTTTGAGCAATCCATGATGGAAGGCAAGGGCAAGAATCGTGACATGAACCTCAAAAACATTCGAGCCAGATTATCTGTGTTAACAATTTGCACAGAAGATGGAACCCGTTTATTTGAAGCCAAAGATGTAGATGCATTAGGCAAAAAATCTGCTGCTGCACTAGATAGAATATTTAGTGTTGCACAAAAACTGAACGGTCTTAGTGGTGAGGATGTTGAAGAACTAGCGGGAAACTAAAGAGCCGCCCAGAGCGGCGGTTTTATTTTACTCTGGCTTTAGCAATGGGATGTACTGTGAAAGAACTTCTTTTAAGATGTGACTCACGCGAACTCGCTGAATGGGCAGCCTACCATTCGATTGAACCTATTGGTGGTATGCGTAGCGATCTTCACGCAGGAATTGTTGCAAGCACTATTGCTAATGTTAACCGAGGCAAGAATACAAAACCGTTTTCTCCCACTGATTTCATAATTGTTGGCAGAGAAGAAGAAGAACAGACTGAAGATGATATGAAGGCAATTATGATGACTCTAGTAAACAGAACTCAGGATGAAGAATAATGTCAACAATAGCCAACCTTAAAATTAATGTACTTGCAAATACCCGAAGTCTTACTAAGGGTCTAAAGAATGCAAGGAAGAAGGTCATTACTTTTAAGGGTGCGGTTACAAAACTCACAAAAGGTTTAGCGATGGTTGGGTTCGCGGCGGCTGCTATCGGCGCGTATGCCTTTGCAAAGGCTTTGAAATCTATCATAACCACATTTGCTAACTTTGAACACGCGATGCAAGAGGTTAGGTCAATTCTCCTTGACATATCTGACGAGGCGTTTCAGCCCATGATTGACAAGGCGATGGAACTTGGCGCAACTACTGTGTTTACGGCTACCGAGGCTGCACAAGCAATGTCGTTTTTGTCACGCGCTGGGTTCGATGCTAGTGAGACACTCGCAACTGTTGGCGGAACCTTGGATCTCGCGGCTGCGGGAAACATGGAGTTAGCAGAGGCTGCTAATATTACATCTCAGGTTCTTCGTGGCATGGGCTTAGAAGTAAGTGAAACCTCAAGAGTCGCAGACGTACTGGCATTAACATCTGCAAAAACAAATACAACAGTATCGCAATTAGGTTCTGCGTTTGGGTATGTTGGCCCAGTAGCATCCGCGCTGGGCATCACACTTGAAGAAACCGCAGCGATGCTTGGTCAACTCTCTAACGCTGGTATTCAAGCAGACCGTGCTGGTACTGGTCTTAAAAACATCTTCGCAGAGCTTGCAGCAGAAATTGATGCAAATGGAATATCTGCATTGAAGAAGTTTACAGAGGGTGGCATTGGTGTCGCAGAGGCATTTGAAATATTCCAAAAACGTGGTGGGCCGGCAATCCTTGCTCTTGAAAAGATGAGTGACAAGACAGCGCAGTTGACAGAAGATCTAAATGATGCCGAGGGCATCGCAAAAGAGATGGCTAGAATAAGGATGGAAAGTCTTGTTGGCCAAATGGAACTACTAAGGTCAAAAGTAGAAACATTGAAAATCGAAATAGGAGAACGTCTCAAACCAACAATTTCTAACCTTATTGAATCTTTATCAGATATAACAGTAGCAGGAACACTAGCGTTTGATAGCATGATTACTGGGCCAAATGATGCGGCGGTTAGTGTTTCAAAACTGAATGATATATTATTGACCACTGCAAGTACAACAGGCTGGATCATAACAGCTTTTGGACAAACAGGAAACTTTCTACAAGCACTGTGGAATGTTTTTCAGGTTCTGGGGGCTGCGGTCGTTGGCATCTTGATGGCGATTGCCTCTACTGTTGCTGTAATATTTGCCGCGCTTGACGCTTTGTTTCACTGGGATTCATCGAGGTTTACAAACGTAACAGATGACATAAAGTTTATGTTTTTGGGTCTTACTGATTGGGTTGACGATCAAGTGGCAGAGGGAACAGAAGCAGGAAAGTTTAACTCAGGTTTAGGAAAAGATATTAGGGATTTTGTTGACCTAACAAAAGCCAACCTTAAGAATGCCGGAAATGATCTAAAAGAGCCAGCCGCTAAACTGATGGATCCTGCGATGCAAGCAATGCAAGATAAATTGGAAGGCTTTAAGAGCGACGCGACCGAATGGGAAACTTGGATAGAAAGATACAGAAATATTATTGGCGGCGCAAGGGGTAAAAGAACGTCGCAACAAAAAGCAGACATAGAAGCCGAGGGTGGAATAGAGAACCTTCGAGCAACATATTTACAATGGGTGGATGAGTTAAAGGTCATTAAGGATAATATTGTTGAAACCCAAGAAGCAATGAAACCAAAAGAACCAATGAAGGAAGATGATTATATTAGCCCAGAGTTTGTCGAAGCATTGCAAGACGCATCACAAGACATGCACGACTTTATTGCAGAAGCCCAGTTTGCAATGGATACTATGCACATGTCATCAAGGCAAAAAGAAATAGAGGCTGCTTGGATTGCGGGCGTGTCAGAGAATCTCATCCGAGAGGCTAAGGCAATGGACGCGCTCTTGACACAGAAAGAAAAAGACCTTGAGATTACAAAAAAGCTAGAGGACAAGGCGAAGGATCTAAAGAAAGAACTGCGTGGCAGCAAGGGCGAATTTGAAGATCGCACAAAAGAATTGCAACAAATGTTTGGCAGAGGCATGATAAATCAGTTTGAGTTTTTGGAGGGGTTGGATATTGCAGATAAAAAATTAAAGAAGGACACTAAGAAAGATTCTGTTGATTTAATGGGGATACAGACAGTATTGGGAACTGTTAAGGTTGGAGGTTTTAATCAGCAACAGGCAATCATGAATAAACAGTTAAGCGCACAAAACAAATCAAATACACACTTGAAAAATATAAACAAAAAATTACAGTCTAGCGGCGGGGTAATAATATGACAACTATTATTAAAGAAATTTCTGGGTCAAGGTCGCTTGAAAGAACTTCAGATTCTTATACTGGCTCAAGGAGTTTTGTTGTTTATGATGACGAGGGGATCAGCCTTACTATCAGTGAGATAATTAACAATGAACAGTTGCCCTCGTTTGGCGATGCACACCCAGAAATAGGATCAATATTTGCTTCAAGTTGGGCTATGCAACTTATAGAGGACGGGGCGGATGCGTGGGAGGTGGTGTGGTCATACACAGATGATTATATGGATTCTGGTGGATCAGATAATTCTGAAGAAGAAGATGATGTAGATGATGTTTTTACCGACATCTCTGTAAATGTCGGCGTGACACTTGTTGATGCGTGGAAAAGTGATCCTACTATGCCCGCAAGCAAAGACAATCCGGCAAGGACAGATATTGGAGGGACGGAGATACATGAGGGGGGGCATCCAGTAACACACTTCTTGCCAACCGCAGATATATCTATAACCGGGACAATAACAACTCACGCATTAAACGCAGGAGCGGCGCTAAGTTTTACTGGAAAGAGAAACACAGAAGCATGGCTTGGCTTTGACGCGGGGTCAGTGGTCTTTATGGGTCTTGACATTAAAAAGATTGGCACAAATTTGTATGAATTGACTTACAAACTGGCGTGGGATAAGTGGTTTCATCTACGACAAATGCCAAACCCAGATCCTGACGGAAATCCAAAGGTTGTTTCTACGGCAACACCGACGCTGGATGTGTTTTTTAAGCAGCCATTTAAGAATACAACCAGTTTCTCGTTTTTGCCAATTATTACATGAGCAAATATCCATCCATCTCAAAAGGGCTTGGCAAATTAACTCCGCTTATGTGGCAGAGGCTCATGAGGATGTTGGAGTGGCATGAAGCAATAGCAAGAACTGGGGAGAGTGGTGCAAATAAAATCCACAAACCATACTTTTTAGCAAAGATAACAGCGTCAACTGCAATTGGTGGAACGTCCAACAGATACAACTATACATGGTCAGAGGTAGAGTTGGATAATGCCAGCTCGTTCGGTGTGAAAACTGGCGGAAGGTCGGGTACAACTGCTTTGAACACTTGTGAGATGTCCAACACTGCGGCAGATGTTGGCCCCGGTGTGGCGGTGGATGCCGCAGAATATACAGCGTCAGAATTCGAGATGATGCCAATAGGAACGTCAGGAGATGCTGGGACTATTGATGTGGTCGTATTGATGTTTCATGTTAGAGACGAAGATGGGAATATCAGAGAAGTATTCAGTATGGCTAACTCGCACGATGGGACCTGCACATGATCCCTAGACTGAAATGCTGCGATCATCCATGCGGTAATTGCAAAACGGATTGTACGGTTTGTGATCCAATAAATACTACGTGCCGTCTCGCTGCAAGTTACGCGGAGTGCGGTAATTTCACGGCGACATTTACTGGTACGATTGGGGCAAGTGGTCACCAGTATGGTGGAGCAGTTCAATGGGGCGATGAGGTACCGGGCCAAGTTGATCCAGATCCATGTTTCCCAGGAAGTAGTTGTTACTACTTCGACAATAACTATTTCTGGGAGTTTGATGTTGACTTGTCAATTGTTTTTGACCCCACCCAAGCACTTTCTGAGGCGCGTCCACAGTGGCACTTATCTGATGGATTTGTGGAGTTTCAGCCAGATGGAGTAGATTGCACTTGTGGCGAAAACTGTTGGTACATAAAAAAACTCGGAGAAACTACTGCAACGTGCTGCGACAGAGGGGGCGGACACCCAACCTGTGAAACTATGGAAGCACCAGATTTTACTGTTGGGATATACGTTGTCTCTCAAGATTGGGAAACTGAACCTATGGCTGATCTTAGTTGCAGCACAACTATAGACACTGATCCCATAAACGCATTTAGTGTCTCGCACGATGGGACAACGGGAAGCCCTACAGATGTATTATTAAACGCGGGGGGTAGTGGAGTCCAAATATCCTTTACTGGTGGTGACTATGATGGTTATAGTTGTATCATCCCAGTACGAAATGATGCACCGTTCCCAGTGGCTTGCATAAACGCTATTGGAAAGGGAATCAGTGCAACCGCGTTGACGAGTGATGTAATCGGCGGAAGCGGAAATGTTGGCGGTGGCGGCGTGGGATTAGAATGCAACGCATTGAACGGAGTGACAGATCAATCAATCCTTGGTAGTTCTCATACGGTTACTTATAATGATGTCGATGGAACATTTAAGTGGTCACTCACTCTGCGAATTATTGCAATACCCGACATGGCATCCGAATACTCGTACCATGAGGATGCTGCAAGTGGAACCTGTGGCGTTGGAACCTTGCCAATAATTTCAGAACCAGATACTTGGGTGATGCACTTCCTTGCTGATGGCACAGGAATAACAAGTTGTCGATGTGATGTGGGTGTTATCGACAAAAGTGTTTGCCCACAAAATCAAACGTATACACTAGATACATCAGCCCCCGCACACTTCACCTGTGAAAACAGCGAGTGCCAAGATCCCTCATCATGCGGTCCCTGGAATATCTACGATCAGGCGGTTTCTGTATCATGAAAAATAAGATTAAAGATGTTGACTTATTATGGTCTGGCAATAATGGTAGGCGGCGTGGTACTGTTTCTCTTTACGATGACTCCATAGAAGTGGTAGGTGTTGTAAAAATAGACGAAGATAATAATACCAAAGAAGAAGTTGCACAAAAAAAGACAGTGCGAAAAAAGTCCAAGAAAAATGTTAAGAAGTCGGTGGACAAAAAGAATAGTGGTTGTTCGTCATGTGCCAAGAAAGGTTTGTTGCGTTTGATTAAAGGTGGTGCAAAACTTCTAAAATCAGAACTAGGCGTTGATGCTGCGGATGAAGAAACAATGGCAGAAAGAAAAGCGTTATGCTTGGGATGTCCAATTTATGACTTTGGTGTTTGCGTAGAAGAAAAAGGTGGCTGCGGATGTTTTGTTGCAGCGAAGGTGAAATTAAAATCTGAGGCATGTCCTCTAAACAAATGGAAGGCGGTTAAATAAATGCCAACTAACATCACATGGACAGGTGCAACCGATGGTGATTGGGGTACTACTGCAAACTGGTCACCAGCACAAGTGCCAGTTTCTGGAGACTCAGTATTCATTGTTAGCGGCAGTGTAGACATTGGTGGCGATGATCAGAATGCTGTCATACTCGCTCAACTCACTGTAGGAACACAATATTCTGGATCAATTGGATCAAGTGGAACAAAACTGCAAATATCAGCGACAGCCTTCGACTATTCGGGTCGAGGCGATACCTGTTATATCGAAGGTGATTTTACTACGGTAACAGTGCAAGAGACATCCACAAATGACAACGCGCTAAATTTATATGGCGAAGGGGCTGACAACATTACCACGCTTAGGATTTTGGGGGGTCGAGGCACAATAAATGTAGACTCTACGCAAGAGCTTACAACAATTGAACAGATTGGTGCAAGTGGCGTGACACTGGTCATCGCGGATGGGACAACAATGACAAGCGCAAATCTTACTATGGATTCGGGCATAGTTAAGATGAATGAAGCAATAGCCACCACCACGATGTTTGGCGGGGAGTGTATTTGTTCTCTTGATTCTGGGACAATTACAACCTTTGATATTTATGCCGGAAAGGTTCGGTGGAATCCTACCGCAGCATGCACAATAACAACATTAACTATATATACCGACTTATTTGATAGTAGGCTTTCATTATCTCCAACATATACAATCGGCACCTGTACGATCCATGAGCAAGGAATATTGGACGAGAGGTCAGGTCTTAGCAACGCGGTCTATACAAATCCCATAAATTGTGAAGGTGGCCAGATTAGGTATGACGCTGGCAGAGTCGTGACAATCTCCTGATGGCTACCACAACAACAGTCTACACCAATAAAGATACCTATCTCAACGAGCGCAGATCTACGCAGAATGATGGGTCGTCTACACAATTCAACGTGGGTGCTATTTATATGTTGGGGACATTCTACAAATACAATGCGATCCTATCTTTTGACGTTTCAGGCATTACGAATCCCGCAGATATCACTGAGGCAAATCTCAACCTCGAATATGTCAGCAGTGCTGGCACAACTACGCAGACTGTTACCCTTGCAAGATTGAACGAGGACTTCGTTGAGACTGAGGCGGATTGGGCTGAGTCCGAGGACGGCGTATCCTGGACAGGCGGCGCGGGTGCATTTGGTAACGCTGAGACAACGCAGCCGACCTATACATTTAGCGTGGGCAGTGGTGTCTCGAGCGACGTAGTCATTGACATAAAGGATCTAGTAGTTGATGCCATACTTAGAAGATCTGGCACGCTTCTCCTGGTCGCTTCTGTTGATGGCGTTGTTTCAGGCACAGCCAGCGGGTATACATCTTTCGCCACAAAAGAACATGCCAGCAAGACCTGCAACATCGTAGTTACAACAGCGACAAGGGTCATATGGCAGGGTTCAGCGAGTGGCAGTCTATCTAATGCTTTAAACTGGTCTACGGGGGTTAATCCAACCGCGAACGATATCGCGTTGTTTGGGTCTGGTTCTGTCGATGCTACCTCTGGTACATTGACCTGCGCATCGTGCAAGATTGGCAAGAATTACAAAGGCACAATAGGCAGCAGTTCCGCATTCATTGAGGTGGTGGCTGACACGTTTACGCTGGCCTCTGCTCATGCCGGGATATATGTATCACTAAACGACGGTGTCGGCACCAACACAGAATTGAGGATCGTGGATGCAGCCACCAACGACACGGTGCATTTTAAGAGTGAGTACGATGCAACTATAATGAGTACAAGAGGTACTGTCGCATTGCAAACGGCAGACGTTACTAGAATAGATGCGCATGGTAGGCGTGTTAAGTTTACTGCTGATGATGATGTCGCGGTCATAAGATGCAGTGGTGGTACTGCTGTATTAAATGATGGTGGTGCTGCGATAACGCTAGTAGATGCAAATGTTACCATCAATTACACGAACAATGAGAATTCAGTTATCTATGTTTCTGGATCGTCAAGGGTGCGTATGCTTGCAAAGTTGTTCAACACATTGACACAGTATGGTGGGAGTACAAGGTTCGCAGGAAACATAGGTTCGCCAATAAGTATTGGAGATGAGATAATCATCTATGGCGGAGTCGTAGATACTCGTACTGGATCATCAACTCTGGGCGGTTGCTCTGTCACATCTTATGGTGGCAGACTTCTTCTTGATGCAAGCATGACAGCCGCTATAACATAAGTAGAAAAAAATGACAAAACTTCCCTTTACTGTAACGCATCCGCAGAGAAACGTCCATGTGGTAAGGACTGATATAAAGAGGTACGGTGGATGGGAGCAATGGTTTTTATTGTCATCAGATCGACACCACGACAACGCACACGCTGACCAAGAACTCGAAATAAAACATCTCAAGCTCGCAGTTAAACGCAAGGCTGGCATCATAGATGTCGGTGACATGCACTGTGCTATGCAAGGCAAGTGGGACAGGAGATCAGATCTTTCTGCTTGTAGACCCGAACAACAAGAGGGTCAATATATAGATTCATTGGTTAAGTGTGCAGCAGATTTTTATGCACCATACGCCGAGAACTTTGTTGTAGTTGGCAGGGGAAATCACGAGACATCCATACTGAAATGTCATGAAACAGATCTTACTGAACGTACCTGTGAACGGATGTCCACTATGTCTGGACATCATGTTCAGGCTGGCGGTTATGGTGGTTGGGTACGCTTTTGCTTTACAAAGAATAAAAAGGGTCAACGGTTTAACATGAAGTATTTCCACGGCTCTGGTGGTGGCGGGCCAGTGACACGCGGAGTCATCCAGACAGCCAGACTAGCGGTGTATCTCCCAGACGCAGACATTGTTTGTGGTGGACATACACACGATCAGTGGGTAGTGCCAGTTGCACGAGAAAGAATCCTAGAGAACAACACAATTGGGCTGGACGAACAACTCCATGTAAGAATTGGAACATATAAAGATGAATATATGGATGGCTTTGGCGGCTGGCATATTGAACGCGGGGGGCCTCCTAAACCGATTGGTGCTATGTGGTTACGTTTCTACGCCGAGGGCAAACGTATCAAGGTAGAAGCAATCCCCGCAAAATAATCGTTGCTGCCAGTAGACGGTTGTGAACTTTTCTGTCATACTATTAGGTATGTTGGACACGACCAATAAAACAAGCCACACCAAGACAAGCGAAATTGGACTATATGTGTCTTATTTCGCTTGTTATTTTGTGGTAACTAGCCTAGTTGTTCTGGGCATAATAATCTTTTCTTAGGATTAGACGGTCGTGTCGTTCTATCCTTTCACTTCGTTGACCCCTTCGGGGGTTGGCGGGGTGATTCCCCACGACCAAAGGAGGTTCATATGGGAAAATTTAGTAAAGCCACTAAGAAGCAGTCGAAACTTCGTGCTGCAATTTTTGGCCCTGCGGGTGCAGGAAAAACATACACGGCTCTTGCTGTTGCAGGAGGACTTGGTAAAAAGGTTGCCGTCATTGATACAGAACGTGGCAGTGCTAGTAAGTACGCAGATCGTTTTGGGTTTGATGTTTGTGAACTAGAGGGTCGAAGCATCGACCACTATGTCGCAGCAATCAATGACGCTGGATCAAATTATGATGTTCTAATCATTGACAGTTTGACCCATGCGTGGCAGGAGTTATTGACAGAGATTGATAATCTTGCCAAAACAAAGTATCGCGGAAACACTTGGTCTGCTTGGAGCGAAGGAACGCCTAGGCAGAGATCACTTGTGGATGCCATGCTACGTTCTCCATGTCATATCATCGCAACCATGCGAACCAAAACCGAGTGGAAGGTTGGCGAGAATTCTCGCGGCAAAACCACGATTGACAGGGTTGGTTTAGCACCTGAACAGGGCAAGGGAATCGAATATGAATTCGACCTCTTGATGGAGATTAGTACGGAACATATTGGTCATGTAATTAAAGACCGTACTGGCAAGTTTCAAGATGTTTTGATTGAGAAACCGGGTGTGAAATTTGGAAAACAGATGAAAGCATGGCTTGAGGATGCAGAAGTTGATTTAGTAGATTATGCCAAAGAAGTGTTCGATGGCGAAGAGGTTGGTTCGGTGGTCGAAACAGCCAAGGTAGAAAAGTTTTAACTTAGGAGTTAATTATGAGCTTTGATTGGAATGAAAAAGCAACAGAGGACGGCGGTGGCGATTTCGCTGAACGCCTACCTACTGGTATGCACCAAGTACACATCGTAAAGGTTGTACATGGTGGTAAGAATGGTACGTTTGAAAGTAGTAAGGGTGATCCACAGATATTGATTATCTTTGCAGATCAAGAAGCAAGAGAGGCTGCACAATTTGTGACACTCTCTGACAAGGCGGGTTGGGTTCTCGCAAGGATACTAAAAGAATGTGACCCTCCTGCTAATATGTCGAAGATGACCGAGGCAGGAATTACTCCTGCATCGTTTGCTGACCCAGAGTTTGCAGAAACAAATCTTATTGGTCGAAAGTTAGCTATCAATGTTGAGTGGAAAAAATCACAGAACGGCAAGGATTATTCTGACATAGTGCCTGTGAATACAGGAGATCTTGAGTCTGCTGTATCTGCTGCTAAACAAGAAACAGTACCACCAGATTCGGAGGTTCCGTTTTGAGTACCCTATTAGAAATTACAGATAATATGGTTGTGCTTGATGATTTGATTCAAGAATGCGGCGGGAACATGGAAGATCCGCAAATTGAGAATGCTATCAGCACTTGGATTTCTGAGATGCAAGATGACTTAGATAATAAGGTAGATAATTATGCTGCATTTATTACTGAGTTAAAGGCAAGGTCTGCCACAAGGAAGGCGGAGGCAGATCGCTTGGCTGCTCGTGCTAGAACGGACTCTAGTACCGCAGCATTTTTAGCAAACAGGTTGAAAATTGCTTTGACTGAACTTGGAATAAAGAAGTTAGAAACAGATCGCTATCGCGTTACTGTTGCTGGCAATGGTGGCAAACAGCCACTAGATATTCATGGTGAAGTCCCCCACGAATTCTCAGTCGTGAGGCTTGAACCTAATAAGAATAAAATCCGCGAAGCACTAGAGAATGGCAAGGAACTTGATTTTGCTATTCTGCAAGATAGGGGCAACCGCCTAAGTATCAAGTAACCTCTGGTCGGTGGCAGCCCTCGTTGGTTGTCATCGACTTTTTTCATGGAGTTAATTATGACTATTAAAGATATATTTGTAGAAGATATTAAAATCAACGGTGATACACAGTCAAGAGTATCCATAGATGTCAACGCGGTTTCAGATTATGCCGCAGCATACGAGTCGGCAAAAGAGTTGCCGCCCATTGTTGTGTTCAATGACGGTGTTGACATGTGGCTTGCTGACGGCTTCCATAGATGGCACGCTGCTCGGAAGGCGTTGATGTCCAAGATTAACGCAGATGTTCGTGAGGGGACTCGTGAGGACGCTCAGTGGTTTGCTATTGCAGCGAACCAAACTCATGGCATTAGAAGGACAAATGCAGACAAACGTAGGGCTGTCGTGATGGGATTAAAAATTCATCCAGAGTGGAGCGACTCCATGATCGCAAGCCACGTTGGTGTGTCGCACGAATTAGTCCGAACAAATAGAAACTCACTTGCAGACTCTGCAAGTCAACCTACGTTAAGAGTGACCAAGGGTGGTCGAGAAGTAGAAACAAGCAACATAGGAAGTCCCAAGGATGTGTTTGTTAAGAACCCTCCCGCTCCTCCTGTGCAGAAGGATGCGGTTGGCAATGTAATCCCTGAACATCTTTGTAGAAAATGGGGGTACATAACAGATGAAATTTCAGATCTTATAACCCATGCCCATGCTCTGAAAACATGGGGCGAAAAATCAGAATCAAGAATGGATGCCGTTGCTGCCGATGTAGCAACTAATGCTTTTGTTGCAGATTGTCATAACATTATTACTGCGTTAAGGAAAACAGCGATGCCCCATGCGGTGTGTGTCTACTGTGACGGCGATGGTTGTTCAGAATGTTCTCATCGTGGATGGCTCTCCCAACAGTTATGGAAATGTTTGCCCGAAGAAATGAAAGGAACAATATGAAACAGGTGCTTTCGTTTGGAGCAGGAATCCAATCCACTTGTTTATTTTTGATGAGCTGCCGTGGACTTTTACCGAAACTCGATGCCGCAGTATTCGCCGACACTGGGTGGGAGCCAGCATCTGTTTATTCACATTTAGATTGGTGTAAAAAAGAAGGTGAGAGGCACGGCATTCCTGTTGCCGTTGTCAAAAGGGATGGAGATAACCTGAAGGATTCCGTCTTGAACAACATCACAAATCCTGAAGGCAAAAGGTTTTCAATGTTGCCATTTTACACGGCAACAATTGAGGGACAACAAGAGGGGATTTCAATGCGGCAATGCACTATGGATTTCAAGATTGCCCCAGTGACTAAATACTTACGCGAGAACATTCTAGGTTTGAAATATAGGCAACGCGCTCCAAAAGAAGTTGTGATTGAGCAATGGATGGGCATTTCATATGATGAAGCAACAAGGGCAAAACCATCACGCAATGTTTGGTGCAGAAATGTTTTCCCGCTAATTTCTTGGGGTTGTGATTATATGGATGGTAAGAATTGGCGAAGGCGTGATTGCATAAAATGGTTGGAAGAAAACTATCCTGAAATCACTGTCCCCCGATCTGCTTGCATAGGATGCCCATTCCATTCTACAAACGAGTGGCGAAAAATTAGGGAAAACGAGGAAGAATGGGAAAACGCTTGCGATTTTGATGACAAGATACGAGAGGACAAGCGTGGTAAAATTAGAAAGAATATGTATTTGCACAAAAGTTGTGTTCCACTAAGAGACGCTGACCTTCGGACAAGTGCCGAAAAAGGTCAACCAGATTTAGCCCTTTGGGACAACGAGTGTGAAGGCATGTGTGGCTTATAAACGAAAGGATAGAAATGTGGATACTACCAAAATCAATCACCTCAGTTTATGTTCGGGATACGGAGGCATCGACCTTGGACTCAGAAGCGTTCTCCCAACAATGCGAACGGTCGCTTATGTGGAGATCGAAGCCTTCGCTGCGGGGAACTTGGTTGAGAAGATGGAAAGCAAACAATTGGATGAAGCACCTTTGTGGACGAACCTTAAAACCTTCGATGCACGACCGTTTTGTGGACTCGTGGACATCCTCACTGGCGGATTCCCATGCCAGCCATTCAGCCATGCAGGGCAACAAAAAAGTACAGATGATCCAAGACATTTGTTCCCAGACATCGAACGAATTATCATGGAGTGTAAACCAAGAATCATCTTCCTTGAAAATGTCGAAGGGATTATTTCCTCTAAGTATGGAGGAGAAGAAGGTACAAGTGTTCTCAAGCATGTCTTGGGAAGATTGGAGACTTTGGGTTACAGAGCAACGGCAAGCATATTCAGTGCGGAGGAATGCGGCGCGCCTCATCAAAGGAAGCGAGTGTTCATCCTTGCGGTGTCCGACACAGACAGCCAGCGATGCGAAGGGCAGTCGAAGATCGACAGCAGCCAAGCCACATTGGAAGAGCGTGGTGGGGGACACGTTGACAGATGTTGTTCAGACGAATTGGCCAACGCCGGACGTAACTCTACGACCACACGAGGGGAATGTACGCCTACTACGAAAGGGTGTACTTGCGGGGCTAGACAAGGCAGAGGCAGATGCGATGTTGGGTGCAGATGTATTCAAAGAACAGGGGAAAGTGAAAGCGTGGGCAACACCACAAGTGACGGATTCGACAAGGGGAGATCAGATAAGAAAGCCAAACGAATTGACGGATGCTGCAAAGGGGGGCGGGTGCAGGAATCTTCGGGAGGATGTTGTAAATTGGGCAACACCAAACACAATGGATCATCTGACCAGAAGCGACGAGGCGTTGCGAAAACAAGCGGACGGAATAAGGAAGGGGCGAACACGACCCTGCAATCTTCGGGAACAAGTCGATCCGAAGTCGGTGGAGATTTATTCCCAAGCAAACCAAATGAACAACAACAAGGCTGGGAAGCCCCACGAACCATCGGGGGTGAAGAAACTATCACCGCTATGGGTGGCTCAGATTATGGGATTGCCGATGGCAACGTGGTGCGTTCCTGTCGATTGGATTCTCTGCGACTACTCGGAAACGGAGTAGTACCTATTGTTGCGGCGAAAGCCTTTGTGTGCTTGATGGAAGAATTAAAATGAACCTTAGACCGTATCAAAAGGACGCTGTTGATTCTATTGAGTCTGGGTGGAGTAAACACCGATCTCAACTTCTTATTCTCCCAACAGGTACAGGTAAAACCATTGTGTTTGTACACCTTGTTGATAGAGAAATCTCTGGTAGGGTGCTTATCCTTGCGCATCGAGAGGAATTAATCTGGCAAGCGGCTGCAAAGGTAGAGGTTATTACTGGTAGTAAGCCATCAATAGAGATGGCTGACTATCGTGCAGACGAAGGTTTCTTTAGAAGGTCAAAGGTTATTGTGTCCAGTGTTCAAACACAGAACGCTAGTAACCGTCTACTCAAGTTTGACCCTAAGCAATTCTCTATGGTGATAATTGATGAGGCTCATCACGCACCCGCTAAAAGCTACAAAAGAATCATAGATTATTACAAGCAGAATAATCCTGAGATAAAAATATTGGGGGTTACTGCAACACCTGATCGTGCAGACGAAAAAGCGTTGGGGATGATATTCGATGCAGTAGCCTATGAATATAAGATCCACGATGCAATAGCAGATGGCTGGCTTGTCCCAATAGTGCAGAGGTCGGTTGTGGTTAATAGCCTAGATTATTCTGGCATTAAAACAACAGCCGGGGATCTTAATGGCAAGCAACTCGCAGCAGTAATGGAGTACGAAAAGAATCTTCATGGCATTGCAACACCAACGCTTGAAATTATTGGTGATCGTAAGACACTGGTGTTCGCAGCAAGTGTTGCACACGCTGAAAGATTGTGCGAGATATTCAATCGGCACAAGCATGGCTCATCCGAATGGGTGTGTGGCAAGACACATAAAGACTCTCGCAGGGAAACATTGCGAAGGTTTGCAGAAGGCAAAACTAGAATACTTGTAAATGTTGGCTGCTTTACAGAGGGTTTTGATGAACCAACTGTTGAGGTAATAGTCTTAGCACGACCAACAAAGTCTCGGTCACTGTTTGCACAGATGGTTGGGAGAGGGACACGCACACTTGCCAACACCGTTGACGGTCTGTCCTCGTCTGAAGAGCGAAGGTGTGCTATCGCAGCATCAGCGAAACAAACACTAGAAATAGTAGACTTTGTTGGCAACGCTGGTCGGCATAAACTTATGCACACAGCCAACTTGCTTGGCGGGATATACAGTGAAGCAGAGATCACGATAGCAAGAGAAATTCTTAAAGAGTACAAAGAACCAAAGGATGTAGACGAGGCACTAAAACAAGCTCGTGCTGATCTTGAGGAGAAGATCAAAGAGTCTAAGCGGCGTGAAGCAGAAGAGCATGCCAGAAGAGCAAGGCTCAGAGCCAAGGTCGATTGGTCATCTAAAACATCTAATCCATTCGATGCAATTGGCATGAAGCCTGTTGACCGTAAGTCGGCTTGGGGTGAATCTAACAAGCCATGCTCCGACAGGCTCGTTGCCGGATTGAAAAGGTTTGGTGTGGACACAGCAGATGCCACCCTCATGACATCATCGCAAGGTTCGGCTTTGATTGGTAGGCTTATTGAAAGATCGAAGAATGGCAAGGCAACATACAAACAAGCAAAATTGTTAAGAAGATTTGGGTACTCGCCAGACACCAGTATGGTCGAAGCGAGTAAACTCATTGATGCAATCGCTGCCAACGGTTGGAAGCGTGTGGATAGAAAATCAGAAACAGAGAGGTTTTGATATGAAAAAAGAGGATGTAATTAAACACGAGCGAGCGAGAAGAAGGCTTGAGCAAATAAGGCTTGAGCAAATAAGGCTTAACACATTATTAGCCCCGCCAACCGATCCTCAAATATATCTATTAATCATGAACGATTTACCACCCGCTGCAACTTATGGTGAGGCTAATGCATACATCTCTTTGTTGGAATCCGATGAAGATGTATGATTGGACAAAAGCA